TTTGTAATTGCCTGTCTTGTTTCTTATATCCGCAGCTATTTTTTTTGAAACATTTTGACCAGATATCTGCGGATTGATCAGCTCCTCTTCTCTCAGGGTTGCCAAAAGATCAGTGAGATCTGCTGCAGACATGTTTTGGGGGATTATAGTTGGCGCGCCGTTGACAGGATCTATACCGCCTTTTCCATCCGGTGTTCTTCCAGCTGCAGCCTGAATTGCATTTTGGTAATTTGTTGGCCTATAACCTTCTGGGCTTCTTCCGTATCTAGCAGCGTAAATTGCATCTGCAGCCTCTCTCAAAGCCCCTTCGGCATCGAGCCCATAAAACGCAGTGCCAACCTCATTTCTAAAATGAATATCATTTATTGCTTTATCAAATCCGACAATCGCTACTCCGTCATCGAGTATTGATTTGCCCCGCAAGATATCTTCCGCAGCCTCATTACGCCCATCTGCAATCAATCCACCAATGTGACCGTAAACACCGACATGCTTTTCATCAGATATTTCTGCCAGGACAGTCGGAGCATCTGACCCAAACCCAGTCACCAGGCTTTGGAGTATCGCCATCCTGGTGCCACTGTCACCAAACTTTAGCCGCTCCTTGTAGGTATTGCGTTCTGCTTTGGTGAGAAACTGAGGTTTAGTCAGCTTGAATGTATCGGAAACTTTTTCTGCAGCGCGCTTTCTTTGGGCGATAGCATCACGAAACTCAGGATTGATAACCGGGGTGCCACTTTCATCGCGCACTACATCCTGCCCATCACCAGATGGCATGTACATATCAGGAATCAGTGTAGGCATACTTACGATGCCTCGATCCTGAGCGGCGCCCATTGCATCACCGCCGCTGATACGACTAACTAACTTAGATTGCATTGTGCGGCCATTTTTAATTATGGTCGCAGCTTCAGTAGTCATCTTGCCTTCAAACTCTTGCTCGATACCTGCTACATACTGATCGAGCTCCACAGGTCCCATGCCGCGCATCGCGTTGATTGTCGAGTACGCCCGCTGCATAGCCAGCTGATCTTGAACCAGGCTATCCGGTGCTGACTCGCCCATCGCTGCAATCTCGCGGTCCACATTAAGAATCGCATCAAGACCAGGGTCGAACCCATCAGTGAGAATGCTCATTAGTTCTTTCTGGCTTTTTGCGATTGATCGCGCAGCTGCATTAACAGTTGCCTGGGTATTACTAAGTCTTGCCCTGGAATATGCTTTAGCTGCCCGAAAGTCACTGGACGTCATGCCAAACTGTTCAGGTGTTCCTAGAGATAGATTGAGCAAAATGCCTTTCTTCATCTCCAGGTCAACAGTCGGATCATCCATTGTCTGCTCAAACATGAGTCGCTGCTCGTCAGAAAGCAGCGCATCAGCTGCATCTTTGAGCGCTTGCTCTGTTTTGATTTCGCTCTGTACTGCTTTCTTCAGCTGCTTGATCTCTGAAGGCAGCAATAATGAAAGCTCGTTAGATATTTCAGGCGGCAGCTCTCCTGCCTCAAGCGCAGTGGTGAACTCTGTGAGCTTGTCGATTGTGTCCAGGCCATCGACATGATTAATCAGTCTGTTCTTAGCGACTAGCGTCCTAGATGTGTTGGACCGCCCGGCTGCTTTATCGACTGCAATAAATCCATTCTCGACACCTAGGTCATAATGTCCTTTTATTCCTTGATCAGGGTCTCCATACAACTCAAGCATAGCTGCAGTATCGCCATTAGATGCCCTGTTTATAAGGTCACTTTCTCTTCCAATCCAAACTGCAGTGCCTTGTCTCGCCCTAACAGCCCTGGTGTAGCTTGTTACCTGCGCAGTTGACCTTTGTGAGGTCGCATCATACTGAAGTAAAAACTGTTGCCTAGTTGCATCATTTTGAATTAGCTCAGATTGTTTTTTACGATGAAACTCAACACTGTCCTGGAAGTATTGATCAGCCGCATCAGGATCGTTAATTGCGATTTGCTCTGCAGCTGCTGCAGATTCAGAAAGCATCCGATTAGATTCGTTGATAGCTTTTAATCGCTCGGTCTCATTGCGCTGCTGCAGCTCAGCTTTGCCGTACTGGAACGCTGCGTCTTCCGCCTGGGCATAAAATGCTTTTGCTGCTTCAGCGCCACGCGCAAACTGCTGCGGGCTTGCCTGTACTGACATACGCTGCCCACCAACTTCAGTGGTTCGCTGCACCTGGGCTGTGTAGGTAGGTACTTTCATCTATGACATCCCGTACAAAGTTGCTGCTTTTGTTGCGCCACTTAGCAATGTTCCAGCTGCGCGATACTGTGATTCTCTGACAGCCTGTCTGCCATAAAGGCGATTCAAATCACCCTGGATTCTTTCCTGTACTGCACCCTCCAAAGCCTGAGCCTGGGCAATCGCTGCGTTATACTGAGTATTCGCAATATCTTGATCAGCTGCTGTTGCAGCCTCAAGTTGCAGCTGCAAACCGGTGCCGGTGTCCGCATCCCATCCGTTCATTGCCAGGGTTCTTTCCTGCAGCCCCTGAAACTCAGCATAACGGCCCTTGAGCTCCTGGATCGAAAGCTGGCTCTCTCGCTTGATAACTTCAGCTTTCTGCTCACCAAGTACAGCATTGCGCTCATTTACTCTGGCGTTAAACTCCAGAGCAACTTGTTGCGATTTACCAGAGTCAATAGCAGCCCCAGCTCCTAAGAGTGAGCTGCCGACTGCTAATATTGCTGCTGCTTCAAAAGACATCTAATCACCTGTCAAACGTCTGGAGGCGAGGATAAATCGCCAATAATGTCATTGGCAGAGGCTGGCTCTGCTCCACAACGATGAAGCCATCAGTATCGTAGTCTCCATCGAACTCAATATCTTTGTCGCCAGTGAACATCGGTACCGCCGTATCCATCGCAGCAGCTGAGCTGCGGAATGGAATAATGTCCAAGGTAGCCTCTTCCGGTCCAACTTTAGCGCCCACCGATCTGTATAAGCGTAGTGTAACGTCTCGGATTCGCTTGGTCTTGCCCTGACTGGTGCCTTCTGTGCCACCTGCATCGATTCGCATTGTCTGCAGCCTGGAGGTATATGGAAGCCCTATGTGTACATCAGACGCGCTACGGTCCAGTGTCACTGCGCCAGATGCCACTGTTTTATCTGCATGAGCGGAACCATCAGCAATAATCGAAACAGTCTGCCCTTCCAGGTGATCGAGTCCTGACAGACTGCTTGTTGCGCTGCCTTTGTATGTCAAACCACTATCGAGGAAATGTGCATCCAGGATGTCATCTCCAAAATCAAAGTTGCTGAAATATTCAACATAGCGAACAGTGCCGCCATCAACCTGACGATTAACCACCAGGTAAACCGCATCTTCATCCAGGTCACCAGGAATTGTAGCAATCGACTCAACAAAGCCATACGCATAATCAACGCTGTTGACTGTCGAGCTGCCACCAATTTTATGCTCGTGCCAGGCAATGACCTGCTCTTCACGGCGATAAGTCATGCCAACCAGCTTGCCGTTCTCCAGGACACACCACACCACGTTGTCTGGCTCTTGCTGGAACGCCATCTCTTTGATGCCTGATTCAGTGATATGCTCAGAAAGCAGCGTTAAATCTGGCGCGTAGTAAGAGTCAGAGTCAAAGTCATACACCAGTTCCCGGACCTTTCGCTTCGCTCGCTGCACAAACAGCGTGACGTTCCCAACAGGAACAGGCTGAATGTTAGCTGCGCCATAACTCGACTGGCGTTTGATCTGCGCATTTGTAGGACTAATCGGTTCAGTTGTTCCTGACGCAGAAACAGCAAACTCACCTCCAGATGTCCCAACAATCAGAACTCGGCCAGAGGAAAGATACTGGATGACGTTTACCTGGTTTGATCCGATAGTGTAAGTCAACGCATCTGCTGCGCCTGTTCCCTGGGTAAAGTTTTCAAAGTCACCGCCCTGGGAGAAAAAGATTGTTTGAGGTTCTTCCTGAGTGTTTGCAAACACCAAACGCTGCTCGTAAAACGCAACCGTCGCTGGGTAACCAGTAGTCTCAGAGAACGCTCCAAGCTGATAACCTTCGTCAGCTTCGAGGTCGCCAACCATCGTGACAGTATCCCCGGCAGCTTCATCTGCCAGGTCAACAGATGGTGCAAACAAGATTGTATCGTCAGTGACAGAAACAATAAGTGCGGATGTCTTGTTATTGCTGGTGCTTCCAGTAATCGTCATTCTCATGCCGACTTTGAAGCCCTCGTCAATGAAACCGCCAGCACTATCCTGGATTCGGTCGTTATGCTCTAAACCTGTTGCACTAGGATCGCCTTCAAAGAACTGGATCGTAGTCGTTGTGTAAGAAGGCATTAACTCGGTGCGACCATCTTCGTTTTCCAAAACAGTCGCGCCAACAGATGTCGCGCTGGTGTAGCTAGAGATTGCAGCATACCCATCATGCAGCTTAACGATCCTGCCAACATCTGTACTCGCAAAAGTATTTACACTTGCCGTGATTGTTACCGTTCCTGTCCTGGCGCTTGCAGTCAGTGTCGAGCCATCGAGGAGCGGATCTTGGAGCGGCCCGCGACGAAAATCAACTTCTGTGATCGTCCAAGCAGTATGGCTTGTTCTCGTAATCTTTTGTACAGGATGATCTGGATGGACCAGATACATAACGTCAGCCGATTGCGTGAACTTGAGATTTGCCAGCTCTGTGTGCGCATAGGGCGTCGTTACCTCTACTGGGCTGCCGCCCGATACAACAGTGCCTCCATCCTTATGAATCCGGAAATACAAGTCTCCAAACTCCAGGACGTAAGCCTGTTCAACATTAAACTCAAATGGGATCAATCGGCAGTTGTTAGCACTGTTCTTAACTTCTCGAACAAACAATGTGCCTGGACGACGGCTTGCACCGCCATGAGGATGGACCACAAAGTTAGATAACTCCTTGCAGCCATTGAAGTATTTACCTAGATCAGTCCGACCGTCCAAGCGCGGAGACAACTCACCCGCTGTAAAGTTGGCAAAAACTGGACTCGCTTTAGCCATTAGAACCTCGATCTAATAAATGTATCTGCCTCCAGGCTTCCCGAATCTGTCACGCTACCGATGCTACCCGGAGTACCTTCAGTTGCATCGACGAACCTAGCCTCTGATAGTTTCTGTTCGTACAAGGCTCGCATCTCCTGGGCCAAAGAAGTGCTGCCAACCAATGGATAGGCTACGTCAGCTGACAAAGCTGCAGCTAAAGCCTCGATCAACAATGTATCGTACTGCGCTGGATCAGTTACTTTCCCGACATAAATCAAGTCAACAGTGTCTTCATCGCAAAGAATCTTGCGCCCTTCAACACGGTGAACAATGTCCAGGTAACGTAAATTCAAAACCCGTAAACAATACGGGTCGGTAGGCAGCGTAAACGCATTGTCGAACTCAAATGCTGGGGATATTGCATCTGGAGCCAGGGTTACCCTGGTAACCAGGCAATTCCAGGGATGTGCGCGAAACACAGAGTCCCTTACATATTCGTAGCGCTGATTAAGAATCCGCGCTGCTTTACTGTCCTCAGTGAGGGCGATGATATTAGATGCGCCAATTTGGTTTAACGCACTATTACAAAT